GGGAAAACCGGTGCGGGGGGGATTCGAACCCCCGGTACGGTTTTACCCGTACAACGGTTTAGCAAACCGCCGCATTCGACCGCTCTGCCACCGCACCAAGTTACTGAAAATCAATGCTTTGCTACAAAAAAGACCTCATTTTTTATTGACAAAACAGCGATTACTGGCAATTAATGTCTGATGCCGACGAATCTGTACGGAAAAGTGTGGCCGGAAGGGGCCGGAAAACTCGAAATTGAGCTTATGGCTTTTAAGCTGGGTTTGACCCCAGAAACTGGAGGTTTGGGCAAGTTTCAGCATTTCAAGAATGTTGTAGAGATTCTCTGGCCGTATCACAAGACGCGAAACAAAGCCGGGTTTTGCTGGCACCCTTGGGCGGAGCGGATGATCCAGGCAGCTTGCGAGCAGGACTACCTTGCTATCTCCGGCCCCAAGTCCAGCGGAAAGACGGCGACCTTTGCTATGTGGGGGTTGGTGAATTGGCTATGTGCTCCCCACGAGACCCTTGTCTTGGTTACCAGCACATCTATTCGGGAGGCCCGTAAACGCCTTTGGGGAGGCATCCGTGAGCGATTTTTGCAGGTCCCAGGCTTTCCCGGGAAATTGATAGACTCCATGGGTAAGATCATTTTGACGGAAGGGGAGTCCAGCGACAGGTCATCCATAACCCTGGTGCCGTCTAGCCCTGACAAAGAGAAGGAGGCCACAGCCAAACTTATCGGGCTTAAGAACCAGCGGGTGTTCCTTATCATCGACGAGGCCACCGACGTGACCAATTCGGTCTTCGAAGCTATCTCCAATCTAAACGCCAACCCTACCTTTCAATGTATCGCCTTGGGTAACTTTGCCAGCCAGTACGACCCCTTCGGTATGTTCGCCACCCCCGTGGGTGGATGGAACTCGGTCACGGTCGATAAGGAAGAGTGGAATACAAAGCTGGGGCTATGCCTTCACCTGGACGGAGCTAAGACGCCCAATATTGAACACGACGATGCTTGGCCGTTCTTGCTCACGACAAAACAACTACGGCACGCAGAAGACCACGACGGCGAGCACAGTATCTCTTTCTGGCGATTTATCCGTTCCTTCCCAGCCCCAGGCGGAGCGGAGGAGTCTATTTATTCAGAAGCCGACTTCCGCAAGTTCGAGGTCGATAAAGCTCCTAAGTGGATTGAGCCACCCAAGGTAGTCGCTGGACTCGACCCTTCGTTTACCAACGGTGGAGACAGAACGGTGTTGTATTTCTTGGAGTACGGACGGACTGAAGAAGCAGGGCCTACTGTGAACTTAAAAGAATTCACTATCATCAGAGAAAACGTAAACGACCCACAACCCAGAAACTTTCAGGTGGCTCGGCAAGTTATGGCCGAATGCCAAAAGCAAGGGGTGCCACCGGAATATCTAGCGGTCGACGCCACCGGTGCGGGAGATCCGCTCTGCGATATTATTTCCGAGACGTGGTCTCCACGAATCTTGCGGGTGAAGTTCGGAGAAAAGCCCAGCACTCTGCCGATCAGCTCAAGCTCGATGGTGGAGGCCAAGGACAAATACGGGAATAAGGTCACCGAGCTTTGGTTTGGTGGGGTTGAGTTTATGCGGTCAGGCCAGTTGAAAGGTGTGATTCCTGAGCTGGCCAGAGAACTAACCAGTAGGAAATACACAACGATGGCTGGGGGTAAGTTGGTCGTAGAGTCCAAGCGAGATTACAAGTCGCGGGTAGGGAAGAGCCCCGATTTGGCGGACGCAGCTTTTGTTGGGTTGGAGTGTATTCGGGTACGAGTCGGAGCAATGGCTGGCGGAACGGTGATGGCAAGGAAGAGCGGGGGCTGGCAAGAGCAGGCTCGCCGACTGGATCGCGTGATCGACACCAACAAAGACCCCGTGTTAAATTATTGACTTTTAACTGACAGTAGACAGAATAGTCGTTCACGTGGACATCTTACTCGAGAACATCAGCGAAACAGGAGCCCCGCCAAAGGCACGTCTTAAAGACGCCAAGTCGGCTCACAGTATTTATACTACGCTGAGAGAGTCGGATGCACACGCTGATCAGGATCGCAGTAAGGTCCAAGCGATGTTCGATGGGGATCCACCCTACAACCCGAGCACGCTTCGCAGTATGGGTCAGGCGTACCGCGCCAATCTAAATTTTGGTGAAGCTGCAGCAGACCTGGAGAATGCACTCGCCGCCTACACTGATTTGGTAAACGGCGTAGAGAAGCTAGTCGAAGTTAAGACTACGTTCGGCGATGCGAGCGAACGACAGAACTGGGCAGGGGCGATCTCCGAAGAGTTCCACAAGACTTTGGTTGAGTGGGATCAGTTTCATTTTAATTTTCAATTGTTGGCTCATCACTTTATTTCACAGGGCCTCGGCGTTACCTTCTTCGAGAACGATAAAGACTGGCGCTGGCGTGTTTGCGGGATTGGCGATTTTCTTATTCCACGGGGCACGCAGGCCACAGAAGATCGAATTGAGTTTGCCGTAGCTCGCAGGGTTTATTTGTCTCACGAGCTTTACAATTTCATCAAGAATCCCAAGGCTGCCAAAGAAGCTGGCTGGAATGTGGAAGAGGTTCGCAAGGCTCTAGCTGCACTTCACAAAAATAACCGCCCTGGCGATCAGAGCTGGGAAGAACTGGAGCGGGAGTTTAAAAACAACGACCTATATCACTCCTACGCTCGCGCTGGCGAGATTCGGGTGAATCACTATTACGTACGTGAATACGACGGTTCTGTGAGTCACTATATTGGATTGCGCGACGGATCGAATACCGACTTCCTTTACAAAAAAGAAGGTCGCTTCAAGAAAGCTACAGAAGCCTTCAACCTATTTACCTTTGGCGTCGGCAATGGCACCTACCACTCCATCCGTGGCTTGGGCTACAAAATCTTCCCGCATATCCAGGTAAGCAACCGTCTCCGTTGTGCGATGGTCGACGGCTCTATGATGTCGACCAGCTTGGTTCTCCAGCCCAAAACGGCTGAAGATGTGAGCCGCTTGTCATTGGCGTTTGCCGGACCTATTTCATTCCTTCCTCCGAACCTTGAGGTTGTATCGACTCAGTTCCCTAACTACAACAACAGCGTAATGCCGGTTGTTCAGGAACTTTCCATGACCCGCCAAGCGAACACGGGGAGCTACCGATCCCACCAGCAGGTGCAGGGAAGTAAGGAAAGAACAGCGACTGAGGTTCAGGCTCAGCTGGCGAACGAATCTGTTCTTACTACCGCCAGTATCAATTTGTTTTATGTAACTTGGGGAAAGCTCCTCAAACAAAGTTTCCAGCGCTTGCAGAAAGATACCTGGCAGCCTGGCGACGCCGGCTACGAAGGTTACGCAAAGTTCCGTTCGAGGCTCGAAGAACGAGGGGTGCCGTGGAAAGCAGTGCTCGACGTACACGAAGTCATCCCGGTCCGTGCCGTCGGTTACGGATCTAGTGGTGCCCGTATCTTGGCCTTCAACGAATTTATCCAACTCCTTCCTCGGTTCGACGAAGTGGGTCAGCAGAATCTTATCCGCGATCGTGTTGCCGCTCGCGTCGGCTACGATCAGGTCGATCGCTATCTCCCAGCCGGGAAACTCAAGGAACGCTTGCCGACCGACGCCAAGATTGCCGAACTCGAAAACGCTCAGTTCCAAGACGGACGTCCTATTTCTGTTATGCCTACCGAGAATCACTCGGTTCATATTCGTGTTCACTTGGCCGACGCCCGTGGGATGCTCGACGCTACCGCCCAAGGCATCGCCAAGCCCGACATGGCTTTGGCTTATCTCTCTCTGAACTACCAACACTCAATGATGCACCTCCAGCAGATCGCCGGAGATCCGACCCGCAAGATTGAGATTGGGCAGTACAACGAAATGCTGAACTTGATGCGTGAAGCTATTGTGGCTTTGGAAAACAACATGCGGGCCGAGCAAGAGAACATGCGTAAGCAACAAGAAGCAATGGCTAGGCGTGGTGGTGGGCAGGGTGGTATTGACCCTAACACGGCCGCGAAACTTCAAGACCACCAAATTAACATGCAGATGCGAGTTGAAGAAGCGAAGGTGGATCAGCAAATCAAGCTGGCGGATCACCAACAGAAGATGGCTCTACGTGATGCTGAAATCGCCAGCAAGATCAGAAACTCCTAATATTTTGTGCTTGCCATAATGGCACAAGTCTGTCAATAAGATACATATGATGACTATCGATGAATGGCGTAAAAGGGAAGACCTCCAACTTGAATTAAGAGAGTGTCTTAAACAACCAGCTTTAGCTCACGCTTTTGAAGTGCTTGTGGATTTTGCTTTGCCTAAAGCCATGCCCGTTCCGCAAGGCACGGACATCGCTTTGTGGGGCGCTCTTCAAAACGCACGACGCGAAGGATTTTATGACTGTCTGAGAAACTTTGGGGCTCTGACCAATTTGGCGGAGCAGCCGGCAGTGTTGCCGGAACCCTGGACTGAAAACAAAGGAAAAAATAACGAATGAGCACACCCGCTCCTGAACTTGGCTTGTTAGACGCACTTAATGTGGCGCTAGATACACCCGCTACGCTCCCAGCAGATACTGCGAAACCTGCTGAGAACACAGCCGTGACGGCTCCTGAAGCTGTTAAAGCTGAGCCCGCCAAAACAGAGGCGAAGGCTGAGGCAACGCCCGCAAAGGTTTTAGAGAACAAGCTCGAGATTCCGGATGACGTGCTCGAGGCGATTGGAAAAGAACCCGAAGCCGCAAAAGAAGAATCAACTCCTGAGCTTCCGAAAGATGCGACGAAGTCAGCTCAAACAGCTTTTGCAAAAGTCACTACCGAACTTCGTGACACTAAAGCCAAGCTGGCGTCTCTTGAGTCCAAGATAAACAAAGAGACGACAAAGGTGGAGGACTCCGGAGAACAATCTTCTCCTCAGTTGGAGCTTCTCCGAAAAGAACTCGAGACCCTCAAAGCCGAGCGCGATGAGTACGAAAGTGAGCTTTCCGTAGCCCGGGTACAAGCCACCAAGCAGTACAAGGTTGCGATTGATGCGCCTATTCGTGAGGCCACCAACACCATTCAAGAGATGGCCAAGATGTACGAGATGGATGCTGACGCCGTCGTTCGGGCCGCAGCAATTAATGATCCCGCTCAACGCAGAGCCGCGGTCAAAGAGATGCTTACAGGTCTCGACCCAATCGATGCCGTTGATGTGCGTCGTCGGGTTGATGAACTCAATTCATTGTATAACAAGCGCGACACCATTCTCACCAACGCTGAGAAGGCTATGGAAGAGATCAGCAAACGTGAGCTCGCTCAACAGGCTGAACAAACTCGTCAGCAGGAGCTTGCTCAAAAGAAAGCTCAGGAAGAAACCACAACGACTTATAGCGAGATGTGGAACCGCTTTACTCAGGAAGTTCCAATTCTTAAAAAGACTGGCAACGCCGAGTGGGACGCTCGCGTCGATGGTCTTCGTGAACAAGCCATGCTTGTAGAGCAGTCTGACTTGGATACCGAAACCCGTGCAGCTTTGACCTACCAAGCGGTAGCAATGCCTCTTATGGTTCAGTTGTTCCAGGGCTACGTGAAAAAGAGCCAGGGCGAAATCGCCGGTTTGAAAAAGGCTTTAGGTGAATATCGTACCGCCACGCCTGGAGCTGGTGGCGGCGATTCCAAGACTGGTTCTCCTGAACTCGCTTCCGACGTAAGCTTTTTGGACGCACTCGAAAAAGGTCTGAGGTAAGTCACTCATGCCCGCTTTCTACCCGGAAGGCGACGATCCGAAAACAGCCGATCCTTCGGGTAGGTCTCTTCATAAGATTAATAATCTATTAAGTCTAATTG